GATACGATAGATATAACGATGTATATAGATATACTCCACTTAACGGTGATATCGCAGGTCTTGCTTCAAGAGTTGAACCTTTTGAATCTCCTGCCGGTTTCCGTAAGGGTGTAATTAAGAATGTTGTCAAGCTTGCTTTCAATCCTAACAAAGCTCAAAGAGACCAATTGTATAGTTCAAATATTAATCCAGTTATGGCTCAGGTAGGACGAGGAATTGTTCTATTCGGTGATAAAACAGGATTAGGTGCTAACTCTGCATTTGATAGTATTAATGTTAGAAGATTGTTTATAGCGGTTGAAAAGGCAATTGCCAATGCAGCCGAAGGATTCTTATTTGAATTGAACGATGAGTTTACTCAATCACAATTCAAAGGAATCGTTGAACCATTCTTAAGAGACATTCAAGGTAAAAGAGGAATTGTTGATTTTAGAGTAGTTTCTGATACAACTGTTAATACACCTGCGGTTATTGACCAAGGTAAGTTCAGAGCTAATATCTTTATTAAACCTGCGCGTTCAATTAATGTTATCGAATTAACTTTCGTGGCAACAAGAAGCGGTGTAGAGTTTGATGAAATCGTTGGGTCACTAACATAATAAATAATTATTAAATAAAGGAGAATAAGAATGGCGTTTAATATTAATGAGTTCAAATCCCAGTTAACTGGCGGTGGTGCTCGAGCTAATCTTTTCCAAGTGCAAATTCTAAACCCTGTTGACCCGGTGGCTGATTTCAAAATTCCATTCATGGTTAAAGGTGCAAACATTCCTGCTTCCGATATCGCTTCTTACAAAGTGAATTATTTCGGAAGACAGATTGCATATGCAGGTGATAGAACATTCGCTACTTGGGAAGTGACAGTTATTAATGATGAGGATTATCAAATTCGCAATTCTATGGAAGCGTGGATGAATTCTATTAATTCACACCAAGGAAATATTTCTGGTTTACCCCAGGATTATAAAACTGATGCATTAATTACGCATTTCAGTAAAAATGGAGATCCTCTTAGAACATATAAATTTGAGGGATTATTCCCAACATCCGTTAGCTCAATGGCAATGGGATGGGATACCGCAGCAGGTATTCAGGAATTTACAGTAGGCTTCGACTATGACTTATGGACAGTCGAAGGAAATACTGGTATTCCAACTACATAATTAAATAATAGGTGATATTTTGAAAATTTTTGGCTTTGATATAAAGAGGGCAGAGGAGGAGACCACTTTACCGGTTTCTTTTGCCGAACCCTCTAATGATGATGGAGCGATTACGGTTGGTAATGCTCTAGGTGGTTTTTATAATACGATACTTGATATGGAAGGTTCCGCTAAAACGGAATCTGAGTTAATTACAAGATATCGTCACATGTCAATGCAGCCTGAGGTTTCTCAGGCAATTGATGACATTGTGAATGAGGCAATTAGTGTTGATACAAATGATAGAGTTGTTGAAATCTCTTTAGGAGAAACAGTTTTATCAGATAAAGTAAAGAAGTCGGTTGTTAAAGAATTTGACAATATACTTGCATTATTTGATTTTACAAACAATGCATATGATATGTTTTTCAAGTTCTACGTTGACGGAAGATTAAATTATCATATTATTATTGACCCTGAGGATGTAAAGAAAGGTGTTTTAGAATTAAGATATGTTGACCCTCGTAAACTAAAATTGATACGAGAAGTAGACAAGAAGAGTAAAGATAAGCATTCAGGAATACCTGTTAAGAAAGTTAAAAATGAGTATTATATGTATTCTGAAAATGGGTTTCAGAATGCGGGTACAGGAGCCGGTGGTACTTCAAGTACAACAGGTGTAAAGATTGCGAAGGACTCTATAGCAAGAGTAACTTCAGGATTGATGAATGAGAATAATAGTTTAGTATTATCTCATTTACATCCAGCAGGTAAAGCTTTAAATCAGCTGAGAATGTTGGAAGATGCTGTTGTAATATACACGTTAACAAGAGCACCAGAAAGAAGAATTTTTTATATTGATGTAGGTAACTTGCCAAAGAATAAGGCAGAGCAATATCTTAGAGATATGATGGCTCGACATAAGAACAAGTTACAGTACAATTCAGAATCAGGACAGATTACTGATTCTCGTAAGATGCTAACAATGACTGAGGACTTTTGGTTCCCTCGTCGTGGTGGAGAAAGGTCAACTGAAGTTGATACCCTCGCAGGAGGTAATGCACCAGGGTTGAGTGGTAACGAAAACTTAGAGTATTTTCAACGTAAATTATATAAAGCGTTGAAAGTACCCTTATCGCGTTTAGAACCAGAGGCAATGGCAACCTTCGGTAGAACATCAGAGATTACTCGAGATGAACTGAAGTTTGGTAAATTTATTAGAAGAATTCGTGCACGTTTCTCATGGATATTCAATATGGTATTAGAGAAACAATTAATTCTAAAAGGAATTTTAACACCTGAGGAATTTAACGAAATCCGTAATGATATACGTTATGATTTTGTTAAAGATAATTATTTTGAGGAATTAAAGGAAGCTGAGATTCTGAGAGAAAGATTGAATACTTTAAGGGATATATCCGATTACACAGGAAAGTATTTCTCTCATCAGTGGATTACTCAAAATATTCTGCAAATGTCTGAAGAAGATGCGCAAAGAATGGAAGATGAAATTGCAGATGAAAAGGCTCAAGGTGGACATGCAGAAGATGATGCATATTAATAATATAAATAAAAGTATAGTGTAAATAAAACTAGGGACTAAATATGAAAAATTTTAAAGATCTCGTCTCAGAAATTGCTCAACCAAAAGCACCTGAAGAAAGACGCTTTAAGGACCAACATACAATTGAGGTGATTAAACATCCTGTTGCTCCTGACCACGTTTTTACTGGTGAGATTCCTGGAAGAGTAGGTAAGGATGGTAAGCGACCTGCTGACCAAGAAGGCGATACGAGTTACGACTTAGCGTATAAAACTAAAATTGCTCAAACTTTGCCACAACGTGCAGGTGCAGGTAAGCAAGTTGCTGAACAAAAATCTATTACAGAAATTCTTGGAGTCAATAAAAAGAAAGACGAAAAGAGAGATGACGAAGAATCAATGGAAGAAGAATTAAAGGCTTCTTGCGGTTGCGACGAATCTTGTGAACACTGTGGTGGAGAACATAAGGTTGAAGAAATCGGTAAAGAATGTTCTTGCTGTGGCAATGAGATTAAAGGTATTGAGGAAGGTGGTTGTTCAGGTGATAAGCTAAATGCTGAAAAGAAACCTGTTAAAAAGGCAGAAACTAAAGAATCAGAAACAGATTCTGCTAAAACTATCGAACCTGAAGTACAAAAGAAAAAAGTTTTAAAAGGTGATGGTAAACCTAAAACAGGTCCAACATCAGTCACTATTAAAGATAGTAATGGTAAAACATTATCAATGACATTTAAAGAAATGTTAGCAAAAGTATCAACAGAGGAAGAATTGCTTGAAAGTCCCCAACAAGAAATTCCTATGATGATGAAACAACTACATTTCATTTGTTATGCCGCTGAAGAAATCCAAGAATATCTAAAAATGGAAGGACAAGATCCTGAAGAATGGTGGCAAAATAAATTAGCAGAAGTATTTTCTAATGTTAAATCATTGTATGCTTATAGTAAAGGTGACCAAATGGTTAACGGTAAACCTTTATCAGCAGCAAAGATGTATACAGCAGCTTATGAATCAATTGAAGCTGGTGAGTTTCAATTACAAAATGACGAAGTAATTGAAGTATCAGAAGAAGATGCTAACATTTTAAATAATATGTTTGATGAATTAAATGAAACTAATACAACCGAAATGTATAACGTTCTAATCGCTGACGAAGCAGGTTATAACGAAATCCTTACATTTGCGAAGGAGAATCTACAATGAATTTAATTACAGAATATAGAGAAGATTCCGTAGAGGTAATTACTGAAGCTAAAGAAGACGGCAAAAAGAATTACTTTATCGAAGGAATTTTTATGCAAGGCGATATTAAAAATCGCAATGGAAGAATTTATCCAAGTGCAACTTTAGAAAGCGAAATGGATCGCTATAATAAAGAGTTTATTGAAACTAAACGTGCTCTTGGAGAACTAGGTCACCCTGATGGTCCACAAATCAACGGGGATCGCGTTTCACATCTAATTACTGACATGAGACGAGATGGCAACGATTTTTATGGTAAAGCTAAAATCTTATCAACACCGATGGGGGAAATCGTTAAAAGCCTATTAGACGAAGGAGTAAAGATTGGAGTTTCGACTCGAGGTCTTGGTTCGGTCAAGGCAGGTAGAAATGGAGTTATGGAAGTGCAGAAGGATTTCCACCTTTCTACTGTAGATATTGTTACTGACCCTTCAGCACCAAACGCGTTCGTAAATGGTATCATGGAGAACGTTGAATATTACTACGATATCGCTTCTGGGAATTGGAGAGCTACTGAAGTTATTCAGGATATCCAAGAAGAAGTTGAGAAAAAGGTTAACAGAGTAGTAAAAACTATTGACGAAGCAACGGCAACAAGAATGTTTGAAACATTTATCCGTACTTTGAGAAATTAACTTTTTATAAATAAAAACAGTCAAGTTTATTATAAAGATATTTGTAAATTTTAAAAACAAATTTAAAGGAGAAAAATAATGGCAAACGTAGAAGAAAAATTCGTTGCTGATGATGGAGTCTCAATGGTCCCTGATGCTGTAACACCTGAAGGTGGAGAAGGTAAAAAGGACAAGCTGAAGAAGACAACAACTGACGAGCCAAAAGGAGCAGCTGACGGTAAGAAAGTAGTTCCTGGCCAAACAGATGCAGGCAAGCCTGTACCTACTGCTGAAGAAACTGAAGTTGACGCTGAAGTTGAAACCGTAGAGGAAGTAGTTGTAGAATCTTCAATTGAGTCAATCATTGAAGGCGAAGATTTATCCGAAGAATTCAAAGGCAAGATTAGTCTTGTATTTGAAGCCGCATTAAACGAAGAAGTAAATAAAAGAACTGAGACAATTCGTGAAGAATTAACTAAGTCTTTAGACGAAGCATTAGAAGAAGCAGTAACTGAGAAATTAGATACCATTTCTGAGAATGTTGATAAGTATTTAGATTACGTTGTATCTGAGTGGATGTCTGAGAATGAAATCGCAATCGAATCTGGAATTAAGGTTGAGATGGCGGAATCATTAATGTCAGGTCTTAAGAACTTATTCGTAGAACATAATGTTACTGTTTCTGAAGAATCAGTTGACGTTGTGTCTAACTTAGAAACAACTGTTTCTGAATTGGAAGGAAAAGCAAATGACCTCGTAAATGAGAACATTGAATTACAGAAAGAAATTCAAACTTTCAAAGCAGAACAAAAATTTGACGAACTTTCAGAAGGTTTATCTGAGAACCAGGTAGAGAGATTGAAAGTATTGTCTGAAAAGCTTGATATTGAAGATTTAGAAGCTTATGCAGAAAATCTTCAAGTAATTAAGGAGTCTTTCTTCAGCGACAAACCTATTGTAGAAAATAAGGATGTTCAAGAAGAAAATGACGAAATTATTCTAGAAGAACAGGAAGTAACTAAACCAGCTTCTGATTACACTTCTATTAATGCTCTAGTTGAAGCTTTCAACACTAAGAAGTAAAGAATAATTGAATTTGGTTTTTTAATTAAATTTAAATTAAATAAAGGAGATCCAAAATGGATAACTATACAAGACTAGTGGAAAAGTGGGAGCCAATTTTAGCGCACGAATCTTTTTCACCAATTAACGATTCTCATAGAAAAGCAGTTACAGCTACTATTCTTGAGAACACAGAAAGAGCACTAGCTGAAACTGGTGACTTATCTGCTAACATGACTAGCTTGCTTTCTGAAGCACCTACTAATGACGTCGGCGCAACCGGTGGATTTACAGGTGGTTCTGCTGCTGCAGGTCCTGGTGCAGGTTATGACCCAATTCTTATCTCATTGGTAAGACGTGCTGTTCCTAACATGATCGCATACGATATCTGTGGTGTTCAGCCTATGACTGGTCCTACAGGATTAATCTTCGCAATGCGCGCAAGATATGGTTCACAAGGTGGTGCAGAAGCAATGTACAACGAAGCTGATACAGACTTCTCTGGTACAGGTACTCACGCTAATAGTTTACCTGGTGCTGCTGTCACTACTGGTACAGGTATGACTACAGCTGCTGCTGAAGCCTTAGGCGACGGTGCTGGTACTAACTATGCAGAAATGGCATTCTCTATCGAGAAAGTAACTGTTGCTGCTAAGACTCGTGCTTTAAAAGCAGAATACACAACTGAGCTTGCTCAAGATCTTAAAGCTGTTCACGGCCTAGACGCAGAAACTGAATTAGCTAATATTCTTCAAACTGAAATCTTAACAGAAATCAACCGTGAAGTTATTAGAACAATTTATGACGTTGCTGTTGTTGGTGCTGCTGGCGCTGCTACTCCGGGTACATTCGACTTAGACGTTGATGCAAACGGAAGATGGTCTGTTGAGAAGTTCAAAGGTTTAATGTTCCAAATCGAGCAAGAAGCTAATGCAATTGCTAAAGGAACAAGAAGAGGAAAAGGTAACGTTGTTATTTGTTCTTCTGACGTAGCCTCTGCTTTACAAATGGCTGGTGTGTTGGATTACACTCCTGCTCTAAACTCTAACTCTCTAGAAGTTGATGACACAGGTAATACTTTTGCTGGTGTTCTTAACGGTAGATTCAGAGTATATGTTGACCCATTCGCAGGTGCTAACTACTTAGTAGTTGGTTACAAGGGTTCATCTGCATTTGATGCAGGTTTATTCTACTGCCCATACGTACCATTACAAATGGTTCGTGCGGTTGGTGAAAACAGCTTCCAACCAAAAATTGGATTTAAGACACGTTACGGAATGGTTTCAAACCCATTTGCTCAAGGTGACGTTTCTAGCCAAGGTCTTGGAGCACTTACTGCTGATCTTAACAAGTACTACAGAAAAGTTACAATCGCTAACTTATTCTAAGAACTCGTTATAATAAGAAGAGTTTAGGTCAAACTAAACCACTTGAGAGGAATCCTTCGGGGTTCCTCTTTTTTTATTCCCAAATAAAATTAGTCCAAGGTTCATAACAACCAGAAACTCCAATTGCTGAATTGTCACAACCTCTTGCATCATCCCATAGTTCTAAGTTAACTTTATCAAACATCTCTTTTGTAAGTTTAACCATAGGAACATTTTCCATAAAGATTGCTGATTTGTAATCAATCGACATAGGCTTAACACTAATATGATTTTCTCCAAACTCCTTAATCATACCTACGTATCTTTTACCATCTTTGATAAACTGACACTGTTCAAAAGTATCTCCGAAAGTATCATTGCCAAGTTTAGTCCATTTTTCAAATAATTTCATTAAGCAACCTCTCTATAACCAGCAGCTTTACCATAAAAGCCAAGTTTTTCTAATTTTAAAACAATTTCGTTAAAAGCCGCACCTTCAGAATCTTGCGGATAGATACCAACTGTCATTGGGTCATCAATGAATAATTGACATTGTTCCCAAGTTGGGTTTTGATTGATATAATCGTTGACGATTTTCTTTCCTTTTTCAAAAAGATTCTCATCTTTTGTTCTAACCTCAAAATCAACGATTTCGTAACCGTCCATTGTTAATGATGGTTCCGGTTGGTTTCCTAATATTCTTATTTCCATTTAAACTCCTTTTTCCTTAATATACAATTATTATACTCTATCTCACAACGAATGTCAATAGTTTTATGAGAAAAAAGTGAATTATTTTTTAGAGAAATAGGAACGAATTAAAAAGATACGTGTATATGCTACAATAGTCATTACAGCAGTGACCAGAGTGCCCAGTATGACAGGGTCGGTTATACCAAACCGTTCTATATAGATATAGAGCAAAAAGAGGTTTAGGGGGTAATTTATGGCTAGGCCAGTTGCGATTTGAAATGAAGTTTCTTTGTGAATCTTCTTTGTCTCTGGTTTCATAAGTATTTACCTATAAGATATCCTGCTAGGAATACAAACCAATCAAATATGAAATGCATTACAAAAGATAAGGCAAATATTTCTTTCCAATGTTTTTTACATATATTTAAATATTCTGCTAACCGTTTCATACCATTGCTGTCCACAATAAATTAAAGCAACTTTTAGTAAAAGCTCCTTCATACCAAAGTATTAACATTGCTAATATTGTAATTGCTGTAAAGCACCAAACGATTTCTCTTATTAATTGTATCATCTCTTTCATAATCTGGTAGCCCGTAGGAGAATCGAACTCCTGTTGCATGGATGAAAACCATGTGTCCTAACCACTAGACGAACGGGCCGAATAAAAAGCGGCGGACCTTCCATATACGCCTATCAAAGGTATGTTAAGGTCCGCCTAGGTATTGAACTTCAGTGTCACAATCGTCAATTGGTCTTACTGCCTTTCTAAAGGACCTGATGACTAGTCAGGGGTTTCAACTACCTTGGTGATTAGAATACTTTGTTAACGTAATTCGTTAAATAGTGTAGAATTGTTAATCGTAGTATTCTAATCTAAAAAACTTAAAATTCGTAGGTACGTCTCTCGGACTTATCTGTTACTTGTTAACTCCAGACCTTCAGGTAGGATTCTCACCTACTATCTGTCGTGAAAGGAGAAAGATCCTAGACTGCCGTCTTGTGTCGGTTTGGGTGCAAACCCTAACCCTATCTCTTTCACAGTGCGCGGCTCTCGGCCGACTTCAGTATCGAGCGTTTCTTCATACACGGAGACGCTTTCATACCCACTGTATTGATTCGTTCTGACCCGTATAATTACGTACTTTCCAGTACTGGCCCTCTCATTACTCTGCCGAATATATCTGTTACGATTGGATATACTCAACAGTTTCAGCTGCCAGTCGGGTTGTCCACCTATATCTTTGAGCCTTCCGATTGATAAGATCTTCTATTCGACTCAGGTTATCCATTCACCAATTGTCTCTGTTGGTGGGGTGTTTCCCTCAATATGATACTATTATACTATAGTTTCATTATGATGTCAATAGTTTTTATGAAAAAAGTTTAATTATTTGATAATATGAAATCTGCTACGTCAGAATCCTCGGTAGCTTCAACAATACAAGGAATTCCTTTTGCATCCATTTTATTAACAAAATCTCTTGCATGTTTATATCTCATCTCACCTTGGTCAATTTTTTCCATTGTGGATGGATTAATAATAGAGACATTAAATAATGTAAAGTCAGTAATCATATTTCAGTAATATTTGATTTATGAACGACAGTTGATTCTAATCTGCCATACTTGTCGTACGTATATACTGTTTCTTGTTGAAAATCGTTACCTACTTTAGTTACTGCTTTTATTACACGAGTATCATATTCAACTTTGTTGAAATAATTAGTTGGCCAAGTGGGGCTAATTGGTGTAATTTCCATTTAATCATTTTCCTTTTGCGTGTCGTACCATTTAACTAATTCTTGGTTATCTCCCAATCCTTGAGTTTTAAGATAACCCATTTCAATTAGTGTATCAATTGTTTCTTGAGTGATTCTTTTTGAATGCTTGAATGAAGGAGGTTCATTTCTTGCCATAAACCAACCTACACAAGTAAATATTAAAGCAGTTAACCAATAAGTCCAATTATCCATATTAATCTCCATGTCTTGCTAAGACTGCATCAATAATTTTTTCTTGTATTGATTGTGTGTCGTCATCTATCTGACTTGGGTTAGTAATTGCGCTATCATCTTCAGTAATAATAAAATCATTTTTAATAGCCATTTTATATATTTGGTTTTCTGTCATAGTTTCCAAACAAGCTAATAAAAGATCATTTTTATTAATGAAGCCTTTGTTCGCATCGTACATTAATTGCTCTGCTATTTGTTCCATAAGAACTCTCCTTTCTATATTGCTAATTATAATTTAAGCAACTTCAGTCGCATTCCACCATTCAGGTATATCACGTTTTGACCATGTCATACTAAAACGATTTTGCTTTGTATGATAAAACGCACGGTATGATTCTACCGCATTTTCAGATATGCACTCTGGGTTTGATGCCATAGCAAGTCTGAATGGTGTTCTTTTATTTGACCTCTTCATATTTTCAGGAGGTGCCTTTAAGGCGTTTCTTAATTTGTTGTCGGTTGCATGTATCTTTCCATACCTATGTGTATATTCATTACACAATGCAACAAAATGTTTATAGTGCCAATTATAGTTGGCGGTATTTTCTCTTGTCCAAATAGTACACGGATGATTGAAATGACATGCTTTATACAGTGTCCTTTCTCTTTCTTTATCTTCAAGATAAAAATATTGTAGCATAGAACCACTTCTTGAAGGTCTACGTTCCATTATACCGTCACACATACGATGAGTTGTTGAAAGCATCTGTGCAGATTCAATAACCATCTTAACAACATGCTTATCACATTGTTGTTGTGCAGCTAATATTGGATCTTCATCTAAAATAAATAAATTCATAGTGTCTATTATATCAAAAGTTTAACTAAATGTCAATAGTAAAAAAGCCTATTTCTTCAACACGGGCTTTTATGTATTCAGAAGCTTGTTCTAAACCTTCAATCAGAGATGCTATATCTTCTTTATGATACTCTGCAAATTTATCTACTCCAGGTACTTTGTAGCCTTCTAAATTGCTGTCAATTAATTCTTTCCAAGTATGTACTTCTTCCCATTCGGGCTCGCAATTGTCTCCAACATATATAGATTTTAAAATACCTTCCGGCCGAATCCAAGTGCTATAATCAACTTCAAGCTCAACCTTCATTTTCAAACGTCCTCCTCAAGGTATATCCAGGATATTCACTGTATTCTTCACATATTAAGGTTTCTTCCAATTCGAGCTCGTCACCTTCGCTCCAACCCATTTCAACTATTAGTTCATCGGGAATAGGTAAAATCAGTTCTCCAGTTTTTGGGTCCTCTTCTATACTAACTATGTATTTAGTCATTTTTGTAATACTCCCAATCGCCAAAAATTTCAGGTGCCTGTTCGGCCGCTTTTTCCATATAGTAATCACCAGGATAATGCTTCAAGCAACGATATGCTTCTTTGCGAATTTCCTTAGGAACACGTGGAGTCTTTTTAGGATTCATTAAATCAACTAAAAACTGTCGAGTATTATTTACAGCCCATCGGCGTTCATTTGGCATTGTCATCTGCCCACCTAATCTTTTTGCCGTAGTGTTTTTCAAATAACGCAATCAGTTCATCGTACGGTACTTGTTCTTCCGATTCAAACTCATCTAGCCAATCACTGAACGCATTCCAGTCTTCACCGTGCATCACAGGCAAACTGTATTCGTCCTGACCACACCAATATTCTTCTTCGTCAAGACCACGAATGTCTATACGTCCGGCTGAGTATTGAATAGTTGGAGTTACACTATCGGCTTCAAGCAGTCCTCGCTCTTTATACCAGTGAAGATTAATTGGACCCATCCAGTTAGTGCTGTAGGTAATCATAAGTATTCCTTCCAACTTAGCTCGTCAATAAAGACTTTTAATGTTCTGTTATCATCTTGTAAAGCATAAAAGATTCCTTCTTCTTTATTGAGATACTTTACATAAGTTCGTCCATTATCGTCAATTACTTCAAAGCGTGTGACACATTTCATAGCCTGCAGGTCCTCGCCATCAAAGATAGCATTGTGAATAGCCATGTAGCCACAGTCCATACCACGACCATACATGCTGATGTCAAACCCGAACACATCATACAGTGCATAACGATAACTGCCGCGGTCTTGTAGCTCTGCTTTGTGTATACGCTTACACACAGCATAGAACGCATCTTCACGTTCTTGTTCAGTTAGCCCGTTCCACCAATCGTCATTATCGTCTTCGTACTGCTTACGAGCTTTTTCTATTTCTTGGCTTAGTTCTGTCAGTGCATCCAATGCTTCAGACTGTTTATTGCGAGGATCCATACCACCATCGCTCACAATATCTGTATACTTGTCATCGCTCATGGCCATACTCCATTTGTAATACCATCCAATTAGTATCTTCAGGCATCAGAGTAATCTGACCTTCAAATACTTCATTCTCTTTGAGTTGATTATACACTCCACTGTTAGCCATTGTCAAGCGATAACCTTTTTTGTGACACACATAGCAACTACCTGATGCACCCCAAAACTTCAAATGGTCGCCTTCTTCGGTTACTTTGGTGATACCACTGTTCATACGCCAACTGTCACCTGAAAGATATCCACCTGACCAACCAGCAAGCACTTTGTAGAAACCTTTGTCATACTTGCCTTCTTTAATTTTTAGGATAACCCAGTTATCTGGAAAATAGTTTTGTTCACTCATCACTCACCTCTATAATCATGACATCATCAGTCCAACGAATGCGTTCCACAATCAAAGGTTCATCGCCCTTCTGACCACCTTGAATCTCATCAAAGTAAATCTTAGAACCAATCCCAACATACGGGCCGCCGCTTGGGTCAAACATACCAAGATTACTATAATCAATATGTTCCTCAAGGTGTTTACCACCGAAACGACAGTACTTCATTGAGTTACCAGTCATGTGAAACCGGTACTCTTTGTCATTGAGTTTTTCCCAATGATACTCATCACCATAACGATTTTTCATTACTAAACATTTCCTCTGTTGGTTAATTTGGTCGGAGTAATAGGATTCGAACCTATGACCCTCTGCTCCCAAAGCAGATGCGCTACCAGGCTGCGCTATACTCCGGATTTGGCGGAGAAGGTGAGATTCGAACTCACGGAACCTTTCAGTTCGCAGGTTTTCAAGACCTGTGCATTCAACCACTCTGCCACTTCTCCTACTACTTGGTAGGACTGGGTGGAGTTGAACCACCGACCTTCCGCTTATAAGACGGATGCTCTAACCATTGAGCTACAGTCCTATATTTGGTGCCTCGAGTCGGAATCGAACCGACAAGCTCTTACGAGCGAGAGATTTTAAGTCTCTTGTGTTTACCTATTTCACCACCGAGGCGTAAACACTAAAGAAAAGCCCATCAGACGACAGGCTCTTCGGATTTGGTCAGAACGACCTATGATGCTTTAAGCATGGTGGCTGGGACTCTCCAAATACCTTGAGGAGTCGAAACCTTAATGTTCTTTTGCATTACTTTTTCAACAACTCCGGAGATTTTTTCTCCTGACCTGTTTACGAAGAATACGGAATCTCCTGTTGAGAAGTTTCCTGTTGCCATTTGAGCAACGTTAGTTTGATGTTGCTTGAACAAAGAAGCAACCATTTTAAAATCACCACCTTCCATCTTAGAGAACAAAGTGTTGATTTGCGAGATTTCATTTTTAGTTAACATAATATATTTCCTTTTTCCAATTTATAGAACTATTATACTATAGTTTCTTTATGATGTCAATAGTTTTTTTAAGAAATTTCATTTTCTTGAGAATAACGAATTTCAGCCAAATCAACTTTAAGCTCAGAAATCATTGCCAAAGTTTCAGGAGGGAAATACTCCTTCCCAAGGTGGCTGTTAAGAGATAACATTGCTGTTTCAGCTTCTCGTAAAGCTAATACCTTTCGGTCGATGTTTTGAATGTTTTCCATAATTATACTCCAGTACTCATAAAACAATGTGCAGCTTTTGATGGAGGAACCATCATACCAATTTCATCAAATCCATAAAGAACAAATCCATCCATAGGATCAGTTCCTTTTTCGTATTCAATCAAGTCAAACCCAGCAGGTCGAGAACCACGAAAAGTATTGATGTCTTCAATTAGGATTGTTTCTAAAGTCATGTTTTCCATCTCTGTTTCAATTATTGAATGTATATTATGGCAGGTTTATCTTGAAATGTCAACAACTTTTTTCAGTTATTTTTAGAACTTTTTGTTATATTATTTGCGATTATTATTCACTCTAAAATGTCCTCTAGTAATCACAAATGATCATAGTATATTGTATCATACGCCAGAGCTGAAGCCTCTAGAAGTGCCAATTTAAGCTTTATGGTTTCGTATTGGTATATTCATTGTGTATAAATAACGGTATGGAAGAAATATTTCAACTAATATCTGACGTTGGTTTACCTATTGCTGGCGCTCTTACAATGGGATTCTTTATATTCATTATTATTAAGCAAATCTTTGAAGGAATTATTGATAACATTGGTACACTAACAATGTTTGCCGAATCATTAGAGAACCGAGCAAGGACAATGTCCAATGAGATGGTCAAGATTGACCTTCTTGTTTCGAGTGCCTTAGGGTTAAACCCGGATATTGAAAGAGTAGCTCGCGCTGAAAATTTTGTTGAAGACGGAAAAGTTGACGTAAGAAGAGATTAAAATAATGGACATTGCGAATTTAGTTAATGAGTACGGATTTCCTGCTGTGATGGTGGTAGGACTTGGGTACTTTGTATATTTTGTTTGGAGGTTTGTAAACGACAAGCTTCAGCCGGAAATTGATAAGCAACACATGGCTTTGATTAGGTTAATTGATAGAATGAGAATGCTTGACCAAGATCTTATAAGATTACAACAAAAGGTTGATGTTGTTCTTAAGTATAAAGAAATAGAAGAATTGAAGAAAAAAGGTGAGAAAGATGGACAACAAGACTGATAAAGCTTTATTAGGAATAGGTTGGGTTATTGTAATAATGTATCTGTTTTTAGCAGCAGGTAAAGCATACGGAGAACCTATCGTACATAAGTTTAAAAATCCAAGTTTCAGCGGTGTTGGAACTGGTGCTCATTATCTCACTATCGAGAATCAAGAACATACAAGAAAGAAAGCAATCAGAGATGCATTAGATGCAGCTGAACGTGCAGCACAAAGAGAATTGGACAATTCAACGTTATCAAAGTTTATAAGAAACCTTGAGAGTAGAATTTATGCTCAGTTAGCAAAACAGTTGGTGGACAATATGTTCTCTAACGATAACGCAGTAAGGTTTGGATCTTTTGTTTTAGAAGGTTCAACAGTAACATATGAAGTTATTACAAATGCAGACGGTACAGAATTTATTAAGATGACAATTGTAGATGAAGATGGTACGACAACTGTTATTGAGATTCCGATAGGAACAGGAAACTTTGGAAGCGATCCAAATGGCTAAATTATTATCCGCACTCCTCTCAACATTAATTTTAGCAAGTTGTGCGCAAATGCCGCAGTGGTCAGAAGGACCTGCGAACTGTGAATACGGTGAAGGTAAGTATGCGCAAGGATTTAATAAAGTTAGAGATGAAAATGGAGATGGCTTAGTAATTGATAAAATCAAAACAGGTACTCGTAAATATATTGAGACAAAACAAATATGTGTAGAGCAACCTGAAGTTGTAAAGTTACCTTCATACATTGATTTACTGAATTTACCACCTGCAGAAAATATGCCTGTGGTTGCTGTTTACAATTTTATAGATAAAACAGGACAAAGAAAAGATTCACAGACAGGACAAAGTTTTTCAACTGCTGTGACTCAAGGTGGAACAGAATTATTAATAGACGCTCTGAAAACAGCAGGTGGGGGAACTTGGTTTAGAGTTGTAGAAAGACAAGGGATTGATGCTCTTGTTAGAGAAAGACAGATTATTCGTTCAGGTCGTGATGAAGCGGCGAAGAAACTGGGCGAAGAACCAAAAGGTGTTGGACCTTTATTATTCGCAGGAATGATTATTGAGGGCGGCATCATAGGTTATGATAGTAATGTAAAGACCGGAGGCCGAGGAGCTAGAACTTTAGGTATTAGCTTTAGCCGTCAGTATCGTCAAGATGTAGTCACAGTATCTGTGCGTGCAGTTTCGGTTCTTACAGGTGAGATATTATTAAATGTCCAAGCAAAGAAATCAATCTTGAGCTACGGTTCAGGAGGAGACGTCTTCCGCTTTATAGAGCAAGGTACTCAATTGATTGAATATGAGGACGGGATTGGAAATAATGAGAGTGTGACATATGCAGTACGAACAGCAATTGAAGCTGCAGTACTAGAGATGGTATACCAGGGCGACGAACGTGGCTTCTGGACTATTAACAATAAAATAGAGGAAGAATAATGAAAAGAATATTAGGCCTATCTTTATTATGTTTATTCTCTTTCAACAATGTAGCATTCGCACAAGCGACTGACGATAATGAAATCAACATCGAACAAGATGGTGATACTCTTACTTTGTATATCGACCAATATGGTTACGGTAACAAAATTGGGTTAGATGATTTTTCGTCAAGCTCAAGCGCTATGCCAATTACAGGTTCATCGTTAACTTTTAACATTGACCAAATTGGTAACGAAAACTTATTATTCGGAACATACATAGGTGACAGTACAACTGCTAACTTATTATGGACTGGAGATTCTAACATTTGGGATTGGAACGTAGGTTATGTTGGTTCATCGGATAGTTCAACATTTGATGTTGACTTTACTGGTGATTCTAACACTATGGACTTTGACCAAGGTTATAATGCAAGTGCTGAAAGATTAGATTTTGATTTAACAGTTATTGGAGACAGTAACATTTTTGATGTCGACATTGATGTTGACGACGCAATTTGGAATTTTGATATTACTGGTGGAAGTAATAATATCAAGACATTACAGAAAGACGGAGCGGAGCATGAAATTAACGTGACTCACGTTGGTTCTTCTGCTGATATTGATATTAACCAAATCAGTGGTACTTGTCCAACAGGTGTAACTACTTGTAATGGAATAATCACTTTGGACATAGATTCTGAAAATGCGACAATTCAAATTAATCAGAAAGACAGTTCAAACGATTCGTAATTTAATTCTGTGTTCGACACTGCTACTACTTTCGGGAGTGGCATTGTCGAGCTCGGATCCAATTGGAGCAATCGTTGAACATAAAGGTTCAGCTTCTTTAATTAGAGAAGCAGGTGAAGAGCTTGTTGTTTCTAGTGCATTTGTTCCAGAAGTTGAAATGAACGACACAGCCGAAACTGAGAATGGCCGAATGCTTATTCAGTTCCTTGATAAAGCAGAACTCAGTTTAACAGAAAACACAAAAGTATACATAGACAAAGTATACTACGACCCAGATCCAAGTAAATCAAAAATGACAATGCGTATGGCATTAGGCACAGCTCGATTTGCGTCTGGTCGTTTAGGAATGGTCAATAAGAATAACATTGACATTTCAACACCCACGGCAACAGTATCAGTTCGTGGAACAGATTTCACAACAACCATTGATGAGTTAGGAAGATCACTTGTAATACTCTTGCCTGACCAATATGGTAATCCTTCAGGTAGTATAGAGGTATCAAATCTTGGTGGTACAATTACCTTAGATGAAGCTTATGCTGCTACGATGGTAAGTAGCTTAGATACTCCTCCCACAAGACAAATTCAAATGCAAGGTATTACTCCTGCTATGATTGATAATATGTTTATTGTATCACCACCTCCTGAAGTGAAAGAAGCTATTGAGGAAGAATTGGCAGATGACGCAAATAAAGACCAAGGTTTGCTTGATATAGATTTCTTAGAGTTTGATGGATTAGATATTGATTATCTTGAGGATGATGCATTAGAATTTACAGAGCTTGATATTGATTATCTTGATGTTGATTTTTTAACAGATGTATTGGACGTGGTTGAAGAATTAGTTAAAACAACAGTCAAGCTTGATGATAGTGCAATATCAGGTAGTTCGTTAGGAGCAGAATTACGTGGAGCAACTTTTGGATTAAATTCAGATTCACAATATAATATATTTGAACAAAGCGGTAGAATAATATTCTTTAGAAACGTAGATGGAATTATACAAATTTCGTTAGCATCCGACGCATCCGTAAAGATTGACACTTCAGTTGACGGATACGAAGGAATCATTGACCTTAACCAAGGGCAAAACTCTATTATTATAATCAGACAAGGAGGATAAATAATATTATGAAAGACGAAAATGAAAAAAGAGCGTGGGAGATGTTTCGTAAATCAATCGGCCCACACATTTGGACTAGTAATGATTTATTCGTATTCTTTGGAATAGGATTGTTATTTGGTATTTTAATGACCTTACCGTTAGTTGCTTTAGCAGATAATCTTATTACTATGGAACAGACAGGTGATAATCTAAATTTAGAGATTCAGCAATACGGTGCTGATAATGAAGTTAAAATGTTAGACCAATATTCGTATATCAACGCATCGTCACTTGATTTATTAATTGTTCAGTATAATAACGAAGGAAATGATAATACGATTGTGTTTGATGAAATCAGTGGAACAGGTAATGAATTTAAATTAGGTCAAGGTGTTGCTTTTGATAATACCACACAAGGTTGGAATTATAATGGCGCTGAAGGTGGTGGTCATTATATGGAAATAGATTTATATGGTAATGATAACCACCTTCAGTGGCATCAAACAAATCAAACCGGTGCAACCGACGGACATGATTTTAACTTACATGTTGCTGGGTCTGATAATTGGATAGATGGAAGACAACAAGATTCAGGTGCAAAAGAAGCAAACATTACACTTTACAATTCAGACAATACTTTAACGTTCAGACAAAAAGGCACTAACGCAAACCACACAGCAAATATTACTTTAGACGGTATTTACGGAACGGATGCGCTTATCAGACAATTGGGTACAACCAATCAAACATATAACTTATCAGTGGATTGTTATACAGTTGGTGGTTGCTCAGTAAGTGTGTTACAAGAATAATGCAAGATGCTTAAGCAATTAACAAAATGGTGGACTGTTTTAATAACTATCACAGGCTTTGCTCTTTTATCAATAAATAATCCGTCAATAGTTCAAAGTATAGAGTATGCATATTATGATTCACTACAGCAGAATAAAGAAAAAGAGATTGTTGAAGAAATTGTCCTCGTCAACATCGACGAACGAGCAATCTCTGCCGAAGGTCAGTATCCGTGGCCTCGTGGTTCTGTTGCTGATTACATACGGAACGGTCCTGGCGACAGCTTATATGTTCTTAACGTAATATACTCTGAAGAAGATAGATTTAAAGAAGATCATTTACTCGCAGAAGCAATGGCAGAAAAAGCTGTTGTATTATCTTCTGCTCCCACTCAACAAACATCAGATGGAGTTGGCACCTTTGTAGGTGTTGCTACTTTCGGAGAACAAAATGAAAATTGGCTTTATAAATTCCCAGGGCTTTTATTCCCTATTGATGCTCTCAGTTCTTGGGCTTTTGGTGTTGGTGCCACCGTTGCTATCCCTGACCAACCCACCGGCGTCGTGCGAAGAGCTCCTTTGGTTATCAATGCAAATGGATTACAGTACCCCAGCTTGGCACTTGACACCCTTCGAGTGTACACAGGAGAACCAAGCTATCAAATGAAAGTAGGCTCTAATGGAGTTGAATGGGTACGAATAGGAAAGCAAGATCCTATCACAACAAATAGTTTTGCTGAAATACCAATTGCCTTTTGGAATCAATTTCCATCGCAGTCAATAACAGAACCATTACCTAGTGGTAAAGTTTTAGTATTTGGAATAACCGCAGAAGGCTATTCTAATCCAGTACCAACCCCAACGGGTGCAATGTATCCCCACGAAGTTCAAGCCCAGTTAATTCAGACCGTCCTCTCAGGCGTTCAAATAACGATTCCCGACTGGAAGCCAATATTTGAGCTTTTCTTTCTGGTCCTAGTAAGTCTAGGAATCCTTGTAGCGGTCTATGTTTTTCCCATAACTCTTGGGGTGATAACGAGTCTTCTTCTCGTTGGTTCCGGATACGGAGTGAGTCACTGGTTTTGGACTTCCTCATTAACCTTTGTTGATGCATCTTTGGTTTCATTAGCTTCCTTAGTGGTTTTTGCACAATCTTCATTCAACAAATACTATTTAACATTTTTGGAGAAACGCGAAATCATGAAACAGTTCGCTGGTTATTGTTCTCCAGAAGTGGTTACTATTTTACAACAAAATCCTTCACTTGTCAAGGACGGAATGAAAAAAGATGTAAGTATTGTATTCTCGGATCTTCGAGGATTTACTCCTTTAGGCGAAAGCTTTGGAGATGACGTTAAAGGACTGACTACATTGATGAATGGTTATATGGATGCCATTACACAACCTGTTCTAGATGCAAATGGAATGATTATCAAATACATTGGAGACGCAAGTATGCATATACATAATGCTCCAATGGAAGATACCGACCACGCTAAAACTGCGGTGATGACTGGTATTAATATGTTACGAGCGGTAGAGAAATTTAATGAAGAGATTATTAAACAAGGTAGACCACCCATTGGTATGGGTGCTGGCATCAATAGCGGTCTTGGTTATGTTGGTGAAATGGGAAGTACATCACGACACAGTTACGACATTCTTGGAGATGCAGTATCAACTGCTGCAAGAATCGAGTCTAAATGTAAAGAATACGGATGTTTACTTTTATTAGGAGAAGAAACAGTTAGGAGATGTAATCCTGAAGAATTCCTTTTCTTAAAAGTAGATGATCTTGCTGTAAAAGGAAAATCAGTAGGAGTTGGTATATACACTGTACTAGACCTTAATAAAGATAAATATATTAAACCAGCAGAGATGCACGAAGCAATGCATTCAAATTATCAGAAACAAAATTTTGATAAAGCAATAAAAATATGTAATGACCTTATGGGTTGCTTTGAAGGACAAATGCAAGGTTATTACAAAATGTGGATTGAGCGTTGTGAATATATGAAAACGCAAGATCTGCCGAGGAACTGGGATGGAATTTTTATCGCGACGACTAAGTAGTTTATTACTAGGATTGCTTTTATTAGCAGTTCCAGTCTCAGGCTTTGTTCCAACGGACCCATTTATTTCTGAACTCTCAGAAGCACGAAAAGAACTTATTAGACTAGGACATACAGCTCCTTACAATCAATTAACAGCACAAAGAGTCGTTGTTGGTAAAGCAAGAATAATGTCAAATGGTGCAATTATTAATTTACCTCATGGTCCTGAGTTTGTTCCTACACTCAATCAATTACGATACGACCCAAAATGGCAAGTAAAAGAAGAACACAATTTTACAATAGACCACTGGACTGAAAGAGAAAAACGAATGATAGATATTTTATTTTTCTCTTCTCAAATACTTGATGTCTATTCAACTTATCGTGGATTAAAATATGATTGTATAAGCGAAGCAAATCCATTACTACCAAAAGTACCTGAGATACATGAAATGATAGGAATAAAACTTTTTGTTATTGGTGGACTTGGTGCTTTGTCATCTGATGATGAAAATTTTTGGTATGGATGGAAACTTGCCTCAGGTTTAACAACAGGTGCAGTTACAGTAAATAACTTTAGGCTTTTAAGAAAAGCGCAAAGGCGCTGTCAAAGAAGATAAAAAAAGGTGGCCTATTTTGACCACCCTTCTTACCGGTTTGGATTGCACTCAGGTTATGCAATCGTACTTATGCTGTAAAACATCATTCCCATGAAAATGGAAACCAACAGACACTCGATACAGATTTCACTATTGAGAACAATCCGCTTTGCGAACGATCTCATGTTCCTCTCCTTTGTATTGGTTACGAGTTTTTAATACATCCCTTTGGATGCCAGGGTTGAATCCAATACTTAAAGAATGTTCTTGTCCACCCTCGGGTGAAAAATCTACGTATTCCTTTAAATAGCATTTGGATTTACCCCTAATAGCGACAGGATGAATATACCAACTAACATTGATAATTCTAAGCTATCTCTAAATTTTTCAAAGTTCATATTTATCTCAATTGTAAGAAAGACATTTTCCTTACAATTCTATATATACAAAAAATTTATAATGTATTATAATTTATGTAATATTTTTGTAATATTTACATCTTATAAAAGATGCCTTCTTCTTCGGCAATACAATCGTCATAAAACTTTTTAAGAGGTTTGTATTGATTAAGAATCTGAACAGGCATTACACCACCAGAATCAATTACCCATTGAATCTCTCTTGCCAATTTTCTTGCGAGTTGTATTTCTTTTAAGATTCTTTCGTCCATAATTATTGCTTAAACGCTGAGATTGATTTAATCTTAAGGTCGTTAGTCAGCGTTATTAAATCTACGACTTTAAGTGATTCGTGGTTTTCCGCGAAATCATTTGTTGGGTCAACACCTTCAGTGATTATTTCAATCGTTAACAATGCACAAACATTATTTCCGTCAATAATAATCTCTTCAGGAATAGCAGTGATCCTCAATACAGAACTAAAGATTTGTTCGTTTGCTCTACATACAGGCAATAAACCTTCAGCAGATATATCCCAATCTGTCAAAGTAACATCTTTATCAAACATTTTCTCTAAGGCATCAATATCTTTATTACTAAATGCGTCAAAGTATTTACGAATGACATCTTCTCTTGTCGCTTGTTCAATGAAACTCATGCTACGCTCCTTATATGTTTACAATCACCACGGAACTGAAATCCTTTACAGTTACATTTTCCGTCGATAATATAATAAGTATTCCCATTACTTCCTGGAACAGGAATACCTCCGAGATTATTCTTTTCTTGATAATCTCCAACCTTTACAAACTTACGTCTTGACTTTGAAAACTGCTTAAGTGGATTTTTAAATACTTTAAGTTTACCACCTGAAGGCTGATGAGCAATTAAATGCCCAGCTTGATTTACGTGATAGAAACCATTATTGATTTTCATATCATTCCAATCAGTCACTTCTTTCAAAATCTCAATCATTCATAAACTCCTCAATAAGATCTCCACCTGCTGTATTGAACCACACTGCACCTTTATGAATATAATCTATTACATAATAGAGTGGTGTCCAAATAAGAGCAAAAGGAACGACTAATAACAATTTACTAACTCGTTTCCAATTCACTGACTTAATACCACTTACAACAGCGTCAGTTGCGGTAGTATAATAATCAATAAGAGGTTTCATGTATTATCTCCATCAAAATACTTTACTTTAGATTTATCAAAATGCTTATGATATTGTTTATTTAAGAATCCACCTTTTTCCCAAAGTAAAGGGATGTGTTTCTTTTCCTCTTTCTCAACAGACATGTGACATCCGATATAAGTAAAGACTGTCGCAACTATAAGGATTACACCTGCGAATATTTGATTTAATAGTTCTTCCATTATTTCACCCAAACCTTATTATACTTAGTAGGCATATTCTCACA